TCATGGGCGGAAGCCGTTCGTTTCCCGTCAGCGGCAATATGGACGATCGCCGCCATCGCCTCTTCAAGCTCCTGGCGGGCGATACCGCGATGTTCCGCGGCCGCGGCGATAAGCAGCAATTTCACATGACGCAGGACGGCGGGTTCTGGTCGGCGCCGCAAGACAAAACGGTGCGCATGCAGTTGGTGCCTTCGGACAGCGAGAGCAATGCGACGCATCAAAAGGCAAGCAGCGCCAGCGGCGGCTCAGGCAACACCGGAAGCGCCCGCGACACCAGCGGCGGCAGTGGTAGCGGCACGTCGAGTCAAGGCGGCCAGCAGCAACAAAAACGTGGCCAGGAAGCCGTCTACCAGGACGGCCAGAAGTCTTATCGGTTTGTCGATGTGACCAAGGACAAAACCCGGGTATCCGGCACGCAAGTTCATCACATGCTGCAGGACGGCAACACCTATCTGCACATCAATTCCGACAAGAAGGTCTATGTCGGCGCCGAGGCAGGGAGGGGATCGTTTGATTATCTCGTTACGCTCTCGGGACCGTGCGTCAACTCGCTCGGCAAGAAGGGCTGAGCGGTGGCGGGCGCCGCGCCGGATATCCGGCTCGTTCAGAACGCGATCTTTCCGCGCTACTCGGTCACGCTTGACTGGCAGTTGCTTCCGAACGGCACGCTCGACGACACGCAGGCGCTCGCGACAGCGATTTGCATCGCGCTAGGAACCAACGCGCTCGCGGACGACAACGATACCCTGCCCGACCCAGATAGTACGAACCGTTGCGGATGGTGGGGCGATCTCGATGCAGAGCTGATCTGGAACGGCTGGCCGATCGGCTCAAAGCTCTGGCTGTTGCGTCGCGCCAAGATCACGTCGGCCTCGGCACGCGACGGCTCCACGCTCGTCGTCGTCGAAAACTATATCCGCGACGCCGTCCAGCCGTTCGTCGATCGGCGGGTTTGCACGAGTTTCGACATCGTGGTGTCGCGTGTCGATGCGCAACGCATCGACGCCCTGGTGCGCATCTATCGCGGCCCGTTGCCTGCAATCGACCTCCGCTATGCGGTGCTTTGGGATTCATTGGAGCTGTAACGAATGCCGTGGAACACGCCGACATTGCGCGACGTGCGCTCGCTCGTGCGCGATGCCGTCAACGCGTCCTTGCCGGGCGCCGACGCCAACGTGCCAAACAGCATCTTGCGCGTTCTGTCGGACAATCAGGGCGCGCTCTGCCATCTCACGCTGCAATATGTCGACTGGCTCTCGCTGCAGCTCCTGCCGGATACCGCGGAGACCGAGTGGCTTGACCGGCATGGCCAAATCTGGCTCGTCAACGCGGATGGCACCACGGGCCGCAAGATGGCGACGCTCGCCAGCGGCACCGCGAGTTTTCAAGGGCTGGTCGACGGCGCCGTAATTCCGGCAAATACACAGCTCGGCAGCGACGTAATGATGCCGGCCAGCGCGGACTCGCCAAACGCGCAAGTGTTTTTTGAGACGCTAGCAGATATTACAGTGTCCGCGTCCGCGTCGGTTATCGGCGATATCCGCGCGCTCGATCCGGGGGCGTTTGGCAATCTCGCCGACGGATCGGCGCTTTCGATCAGCGTGCCCAATGTCAGCACGCCGGCGTTTGCCTACGGCTTGACGGGCGGCACCGACACCGAGACCGACGACCAGCTACGTGCCCGCATCCTGCAGCGCATCCGCAATCCGCCGATGGGCGGGTCGGCCGCGGACTACGTTTCGTGGGCGCTCGCGGTGCCCGGCGTCACCCGCGCATGGGCCGCGCCCGAGCAGGGCACCGGAACCATCACGGTTCGCTTTCTCATGGACGATCTGCGCGCCTCGGACGACGGATGGCCGACGCCGGCCGACGTGCAAGCAGTCGCCGACTACATTGACAAGATGCGTCCCGTGACGGTGAAAGATTGCTATGTCGTGGCGCCGATCAAGCAGTTTCTCGACATCACAATCGCGAATCTCGTGCCGGATACCGTCGAGGCGCAGGCCGAGATCGAGCAGAGCATTCGCGACATGCTTTTCGCCATGGCCGCGCCAGGGCAGACGATCTATGCGGCTTGGGTCAGCTACGCGATCATGAACGCGCCGAGCGTTCAATCGTTTCAGCTCGTGACGACTGCGGATAACGTCATGCCGTCGCTCGGCCACATGGCCGTTCTTGAAACGATCCTTTACCAATGAGCGCGCTCGGCTTCTGGGATGTCACGCCGGCGCCGCCCGATCGGCATATCCGCCGTTTAGGATCGGATTATGCGCAAGCCTACATGACGCTACTGCCGCAAGGCCAAGCATGGCCGCGGCATCCCGACAGCGTGCTCGCGCAAACGGTGGCAGGCCTCTGCGAATATTGGGGCTTTGTCGACGGGCGCGCTGCGGACCTCCTGGAGCGTGAGAGCGACCCGCGCCAGACGATCGAGCTATTGCCCGACTGGGAACGCAACTGGGGGCTGCCAGACCCTTGCTACGCCGAACCGCAGACCATAGGCCAGCGCCAGCTCGCCCTGGTCATGCGAATGACAATGCTGGGCGCGCAGTCGCGCGATTTCTTCACTCAAATTGCGGCTCAGATCGGTTACTCGATCACCATCACCGAATATCGAACTTTCGTCGTCGGGCTCGATCGTTGTGGCGACAACCGCGTTTATGGCGACGGTTCAGATCCGATGTACAATGAGTGGGGCCAGCCGATAAAAAATCCAAACGGGCAGAACGTCGCCGGTGGTGAGCTGTCCGAATATCCGTATTACGGACTCGGCCCGGAAACCAACCGCTTCTACTGGACAGTACATGTCCATCTTGCTGCGCTGACGTGGTTCCGCGTCACCAAAGGTCAGGCCGGTGTCGACCCGCATTTGCGCATCGGACTCGCGACCGACCTCGAATGCCTGCTGAACCGCTGGAAGCCGGCACATACGCAAATCATCTTTGACTATTCGGGCATCGGAAAGCCCGGTGATCCAATGGCGGGGACTCCATGAAATACGAGCAGCCTTTTGGCGTTTCTGATCCAAACGCGTCCTACATAAACGGAAACCCGTCCACCGGAACCATGGGCTCGATCCCGCCCGCGGCCTCGATCGAGAACCCGCAGCGCGAGATCGTCAACCTTCTCACTTTATCCGGCCTGACGCCGACCGCCGCCGACCTCACGCAATTGACAAAAGGCGTACAGAGCGGACGCATCAACGCCTATGCCGACACCGGCAACCCGAATTCCATCATCATCACGCCGAACCCGGCGGTAACAGGCTATTGGCTCGGCCAATATTGGCGCATCAAGGTCGCTAACCTCAACACGGCGGCGGTGACGATCAACGTCAACGGCGTCGGCCCAGTGCCGCTGATACACGGCGACTTGTCGCCGCTGATCGCCTGGGAGATCAACATCGGCCAAATTATCGACGTCGTTTATGACGGCGCTGGAAATTTTCAATTGCTTTCCGGCGGCCCATCAACAACGCAACCGATGTTGACCGCGCCACGTTCGGTTTACGTTAACGGAGCGACCGGAAGCGATACGGCTTACGATGGCTCGCAAGCGACAATATCCGGCACGCACGGGCCATTTCAAACCATCCAGCACGCCCTCAGCGTGATGACGCGCTACAATCTCGGTGGGTGGAGTTTCAATATCTATGTTGCGGACGGCACCTACACGACGACGACGCAAATTCAGTTCCCGACGCCGAACGGCTCAGGCACGGTCAATCTTATTGGCAATACAGCAAATCCCGCAAACGTCCTGATTTACAATACCGGGTCCGGCAGTTGTTTTCTCGCCATCAAAGGCGGCAATTACTACGCCGCTGGCTTCAGCTTTCGCTCAACGGCGTCGGCGCCTGGGGACGCAGGCAACGGAATTTATATCGCCAACGGCACGACGTGGGGCCTTGGCAATTGCTCATTCGGCCTTGTCAACGGCAGTCATATCTTGTCTGGCCCAAGCTCGGCTTTCGGCATCGCCGGTAACACGACGATTACCGGCGGTTCAACAGGCGGTTTTGGTGCGCATCTCAACGCCACGATTAACGGCACGGTGCTGGTCGATACCTCAACACCGTGGAATTTGACCATTACGGCGCCGGTTAATTTTGCTGATTTCGTTGCCGCCACCAATGGTGGGCAGGCGCGACCAATATACGGCACGATCACCGGCGCTGGAAACGTGACCGGAGCAAAGTTTGTGGCGTCCTCAAACGGCGTGATCGAGACGCAGGGTCGTGGCGTCAATTACCTGCCCGGCACAACAGCGGGCGCTCTGCTGACCGGAGGGCAATATGTATAAAATGCAAGACTGGTATTGGATGATTGGCGCCGACGACCAAAACGTATGGTCGAGCAAACGCTATTCATTGGTGCCGATCGGCGACGCTGATTACTCGACGTGGCTCACGATGAACGTGATGCCGTCGCCGATCCCTACCATGCAGGAATTATACGGCGTGCTGGCCGCGCAATACCCGGCCGGATCACTGCCGACGCATAATGCGGCGGTGCGATACAGCAAAGCGAGCGGCGGCGTTGTCATCAGCAGTATCAGCGCGATCCCGTTCTTCACCGATCCGGTTTCGCGCAACACCGTGGATAGCGCCTACAATTACGCGGTGGCAAATCCCGGGCACATCACTGACTGGAAGCTGTCCGATGGAAGCTTCATCAAATTGACTGAGGCGCAACTCGCGAAGGTGCTGCAAGACATGGCAGGTTTCGTCCAAGCCTGTTTCACTTGCGAAAGCACGAATGCGACCGCCATCACTGGCGGGACCATCACGACGTTGGCGCAGATCGACGCCGCTTTCGCGGCTATCAGCAATGTCTATCCCTAGGGGATTGCTTCAATGGCGATCGTCAACATAACGGTCGGGAATGATGCGGATTTTTACCGCTTGTTTCAGTATGTGACGGTCGACAGCAGCTCGCCAATCAACATCACGGGCGCATCGCTCGAAATGATGCTCCGTCGCCATGCCGCAGATGTCGACGTAGTGCTTCGGCTCGGCACCGATACCGGAGAGATAGTGATCACCGATCCGGTGAACGGCTTTTTCACCGTCAAGATCACCCAGGACGCACTAGAGCGTCTGGGCCTGGGCGACTTCGATCAATCTCTAATCATGACACTCGCCGGTCTGAAAACCCGGATTTGGGGCGGTACACTCACCAACAACGCAGGGCCGACGCGATGACCTTCGTGGAGGTCAGCACCAACTACGATGTCGCCATCTCGGCCGACGACACCGCCGCAGTTGTCGTCCTTGCCTATGATGACGTCGAGACGATAGTGGCAGGTCAGCAGGGGCCGCCAGGACCACCAGGGCCACCAGGGGGGCCGCCGGGACCGCCGGGGCCGCCAGGACCGCAAGGCCCGGCGGGCGGGCCTCCGGGGCCGCCGGGGCCGCAGGGCATCCAAGGACCGCAAGGTCCGCAAGGACCGCAGGGGCCTGCCTCGACCGTAGCGGGGCCGCAAGGACCGGCGGGGCCGCAAGGACCGCAGGGCGCCGCCTCGACCGTACCGGGGCCGCAGGGGCCGACTGGCGCAACCGGCGCGCAAGGCTCGCCGGGCGCTCAAGGGCCGACCGGTGCGACCGGCGCGCCTGGGGCAACAGGGCCGCCAGGAAGTACCGGACCAACAGGGCCGCAAGGCCCCATGGGCGCTGCTTCCACGGTGCCGGGGCCAACCGGCCCAGCAGGCAACACCGTGCTCTATGGCGCGAGCAATCCGACCGCGGGCACTGGCGTCGACGGCAATTTCTATATCAACACGACGACGAACTTCATCTATGGCCCAAAGGCGGCCGGCGCGTGGCCTGCTGGCTCATCGCTGATCGGGCCGCCCGGCGCGACCGGCGCGCCCGGCCTCGATGGCAACACGGTGCTTTACGGCACCAGCAATCCGACCGCTGGCCAGGGCGTCAACGGTAATTTCTACATCAACAGTTCGACAAATTTCATCTTCGGCCCAAAGGCTGGCGGCGCGTGGCCCACGGGGGTTTCGCTCGTCGGCCCGCAAGGCCCGCAAGGTCCGCAGGGTATTCCGGGGGCTGGTTCGCCTTCGACGGTTCCGCCGCTGATGGACGGCACGGCGACGGTCGGCGTCTCGAATAATTTCTCGCGCGAGGATCATGTTCATCCGTCCGACGCAGCCGCAATGGCTGTGCGGTTCGACACGGCGCAATCGTTGACAGCCGCGCAGCAAACGCAGGCGCGCGGCAACATCTACGCCGCGCCATTCGACGCGCTCGCTTACAGCGGAATGCAGATCAACGGCAGCATGGACGTCAGTCAGGAGAGCGGAACCGGGGTGGTTGCCATATCGGGCGGAGCCGGCAAATATATCGTGGATGGGTTTGGCGGTATTGTCATCGGCTCGGGCGCAGCCAACGGTACCCAAACCCCAATAACGTCCCTGCCGGGATTTCCGAATTGTATCTCGTTTGTTTGCAGCGCCGTGAACTCGCTTGCCGGTTCAAGCGATGGTCAATGGCTCTATCAAGCGATCGAAGGCTATCGCTTATCGCGGCTGGCATTCGGCACGTCGAGCGCACAGCCGGTCACGATCGGATTCTGGGTTAACCCCGGTGCGAGCGGGACAATGGGGCTCGCATTGCGCGGCGGTTCCACTACACGGTCCTATGTCGTGGACGTGCCGGTCACGGCAAGCGGCTGGCAATTCAAGACGGTAACAATTCCCGGCGATGTGGCGGGATCGTGGGCCACGGGGAACAGTACCGGTGCAACATTGAGTTTCTGTTTCGGCGCAGGAAGCGGACGCAAGGCGTCTGCCGCAAATACTTGGCTTGCAGGCGACTTCGTTGCTACGGCCGCAACATCGAATTTCTTTGCTGCGACGGGTGCGGCGGGCACGGTCTATTTAACCGGCGTAATTGTGCTTCCCGGCATCGAAGTCCCATCCGCCGCTCGCGCACCGTTCATCATGCGGTCCTATGATCATGAATTGAGTTTGTGTAGACGGTATCTGTGGCGGCGAAATACTTCAAACTCACAGCCAATTGGTATACTCGAAGCATACGGTGCAACAATAGCCGGTGGGCCTCTATTTGGTCTGCACCCTGACATGCGAGCCGCCCCGACAGTTACGATCTCATCCGGTTCACATTTTGGTGTCTACACAGCGGGTGGTGGGTTGCTTAATTCTGTATCATTGCCTTTTGGCTCTAGTATCGATCAGGTATGGCTTAACACTGCAACATTTGCGACCGGGCTGACGGGCGGAAATGCCGCGCTATTTGTGGGTACCGTTAATGGAAGCTGGATGCAGATGGATGCGAGATTATGATGGCGGACTATCGTCTCACCCACACCGATGCCGTGATCCGCACCGCCGATGGGGCATCTATCCCGAACGATCCGGCAAATCGCGACCGCGTCGAGTACGAGCAATGGCTCGCCGATGGAGGCGTGCCAGACCCATTGCCGCCGAAAGTCGTAGCGACGCTCGACAGCGTCAGCACCGGCAAGACGACCGCCGAAATCCTGGGAGCAACATGAGATGTCCGCGCTCGATCTGATCGCCACTGCGTCCGACCCGACCTTCTCCGGTCGCGTCATGATGATCATGTTCAAGGTGGCGCAGGCGGTCGCCAGCGAGGACGCAGCGACGGCGGATCATCAGGCGCGCATCAACTATGCCGGGCTGGTGATTCGCGGCGAAGAGAAGCCGCAAGTCGCGTCCGCGCACGTCATCTCATCGAACCCAACCATCGGCTCGGCGATTGAGAGCGACCCCGCCGCGCTGGGATCAAACGTGCCGGATGGCGACATCGAGTTCGCGCTCTCGTCGATCTGGACGTCGCGCTCGATCGCACACGCAGCAGCACCGGCATGACCGAGCTGAGAGGCTGGATCAAAGAGAACGCGACGCTGGTCTTGGAGAATAAAAATGTCCTTTACGGAAGAAAAGCTAGCGAAGCAGAAGGCTACAAAAAGAAGGTACTACGTAAAACATAGAGAGGCGAAGAAGGAATACGCTAGACAATATCGCATCAAGTACGCGGATAAAGCCCACGCTTCGCAAAAACGCTCTCGGGAGAATAACCTTGAAGCACGAAAAGAGAAAGCCAGACAATGGGCGGCGGCTAACCCTGAAAAACGAAAAGAAAGCGCCCGACAATGGACAGCACGTAATCCAGACAAAATCCGACGCAGATGTCTTAATAGATACGGCCTGACGCCAGAAATGTGGGATGCGCTATTTGAAGCGCAGGGACGACGCTGCAAGATTTGTCGTAGCGATACGCCGACAACTAAGCGCGGGTGGCACGTAGATCACTGTCATAACAGCAATACTGTACGCGGCATTCTCTGTCAAAAATGCAACCAAGGGCTAGGAAATTTTCGCGACAGCGTAGATTTTCTAGTAGCCGCAGCAGCGTATTTGGCTGGAGAGAAAAACAATGATGATGCAGGCCAGATCGTGGATGAAGGACAACAGCACATTGTTGTACTTCCTTCTTGCTCAAGCCTTAGCCCTTGCCGGGATTGGAGTTAGCATAATCTCCTACATGGTGCGGCTCGAAACGCGCGTGAACACGCTCGAAGTCCGCGGCTCACCGCACCTCGCCGACATCAACACGCGCCTGACGGTGCTCGAAGGGCTGACGAAAAACAATAAGGACAGCCTCGATCGGATCGTCGATGTCATGACCAAAGAGCTGCGCATCTTGCCAACCCTGCCAACAGGAAGAGGCAACCCACCATGATAACGAAGCTCCGCGGTACGGTTTCATGGTTCGGCGGCCCAGAGGACACGGGCGTATCGCCCAGCGAAGGGCTCGCTTTCATCTACTCGGTCGATATGGCGCCGCACCTGTTCCTGCCGACGCAGCCGCCCGGCACGACCGGGCTGGCGCGCCGGCTCGATGCGAGCAAGTTCTACATAGCGTGCCGGTGGGACTATGACGCCCCTGGCACCAGCAAGGACGATCTGCTCGACGTCCAGGTGCTGGTACGCGCGCCCAAGACCGGCAAGGCGTTCATCGCCGACCCGGCCGACTGGGGTCCGCATACCGACACCGGTCGCGTCGCCGACATCTCGCCCGGCCTCATGAACGCGCTCGGCATCGAGACCGACGACGAGGTCGAGGTTATCTTTCCGGTCAGCAGAGGGGAGAACGTCGCCATGCCATACGATCGCGTTGCCATCTCTTCAGGTCACGGCAAGCTTGTGCGCGGAGCCAGCGGAGTCCTCGACGAGGTCGACGAGGCGCGCCGCGTGGTCGAGGCTGTGGCCGACAAGCTCGCTGCCCGCGGCGTCGACGTGATGACGTTTCACGATGACACAAG